GCGGCAAATTTGCCAACCAGTTCGTCGATGCGGGCGGAGAGAGCGGCGATGGCCAGCTCGGCATTAAACGCCGGGGCCGCCGGTGCTGCGGGCGCGGTTTCGATAACCGGCGCTGATTCCTTTACAGTTGTATCCATATTAAGCGTTTTGCGTGTGTCAACCCGCGCGGAGTAAACGCCAGTCGGATTGGCTGCAGGAGTGGTCACGAGGTCGACTGAGTAAAGAGTGTTAACGTCGGCCAGTTGGGTGCCATCCTCAGCCACACGCGGAACGCCAGAAAAGCTGATCGAAAAACCAATCTGTCCGGGCAGGGTGCTTAGCAGCTCGCTAAAATAGGCAAAGCCATCATGGCTTTCCAGCAGGGTCAGATCCGCACGGACACGGCCGCCGTCTAAGCTAAAGTTCTCTAGGTATCCGATAATGTTGGAAACGCTAGAGCTGTGATCGGAAAGTACCTTAATTTGCCCCAGCTCATTACCGGCTCGGACAACTTGCTCTAGGGTGTCTGCGTCAATAGTCATGCCGTGCCCTAAAGCGGGGCCAGCGGTGATGACGGAAATTCCCTTAAATAGTTTTGTTGAAGCCATGCCCGCGCATGGCGTGTCAAATTAGTCCTGCGGAGGAGGCGGGGTTAAGTGTGCGTTAATTTTTTCTAGCTCAGCTAAGGCCTTTTTTAGTAGGGCCTCACTACGTACTGATGCGCCTGATATCTGGAAAACAAACACTGGCAGCAAAATAAGCAGCACAAGGATTATCAGTAAAAAGATAAAAACAACCGTGTACAATGCGGCGCCTAATCCTTCCATGCCTCAAGCCTGCTCCCAGTGGGAGCCGTAGCAACTACTTTCTCTTTTTGGGTTTTGCCTTCGGCCGGTATTTGCCGATGCCTAAAGCAGAGACGACCATGTCCTGCTCGGCTTTGGTCAGAGTAAAGTCAGCATCGTCGCGCATAGTAAAGGTATCGGTGGCAGGGGCGGGTGCAGGCGCAGTCTTCGGCTCGGCCATGGTTAGGTGCACGGTCGCCTCCCCTGCCTCTAGTGCTGGGGTGACGGTGGCGTCTTGGGCCGGTGGGATACTGGGCGGAGTTACAGCTGCGGTTGGCGCTGGCGAGTTAGTGAAAATCTGCACTGCGGTGGTATCGATTCCAGCGGCCTCACATTGCGTTTTTATGTAAATAGATTCGGCAATTTTCTGGTTTACAGCGGTTTGCCAGTCTTGGCCTTTCGAGGCGTAAATTTGGGCCATGGAGGTGAGGCCCATCTTCAGATCCTCCCGGTCAGCTGCAGAATCTCGACCGGCGTCTATGGTCGCTTTTGCTGGCGTGTGATACTCGGCCGCCCACCACATCGTCATTCCCCTGGGTGGCGTCAGCTCACCGCGTTTAATCGCTTTGGCCAGTGCCCACTTTCTGATCCTTGAAATAAATTGCGTTACCACTGTCTGCGCGACCTCATCAAACCGGCGCTGTGCTTGGCCCAGAATAAGGCGGGTATTGGGCCCGCTCAGTGTCGATGGATCCCACATCATCGCATACGGCAGGCCGAGGGTTTGAGCGATGGCCTTTAGGTACTGATCCATGTGGGTCTGCAGATTTTGGCTAGGCCGATCGTTTTTAATTTCTCGCAATACTTTACCCATCGGAACATTGAGCAACGCACCGCCGCCAAAGATTTTGTCTGTGGTTAAGTTGTAGTCGTCTGTTTCGGTCGGGTTAAAGAAGCCGGGGCCGCTGTTGGTGGTGGACTCTAAAGCTAGCCCAATCTGCCCAGCTCTTTTTAGCGCAAGCATTTCTGTCTCAAGAATTTCCGATCTATCTAGGCAAGTGTTAATGCAAGATGCCAGCTTGCTAATCGATCGCACTTCATCAGCTCGATCGCGTTCTGCCAGCAAGATCGCCGTCGTTACCCGTGCGAATGTAGTAGCTCAGCGGCCTGCCGTTTTTGTTCAGTCGCACTCCGTCAAAAATGTTTGTCTCTGTGCCGAGGTAGGTTGGCGTTTCGCAGCGGTGCCCTTCCACCAACTGAATCAGCGGATAGCCGTCACCGTTATCAGTTAGCAGAGCAAAAATTTCATTGTCCCGTAACATGGTGCGGGTAGCCACCTGCTGCATGGTGTTCCAATCCAAAATTCCTCTTACGTCGCAGCTGCCGCTCCACATATCAAACCACGCCTCGGCGTCTGTGTTCCATGCTTCGTCGCTGGTGCGGGATTGCGCTTTAATGCCGGAGCCAATCGTGTTGCGGGTGATAGTGTCGATTGCGCCGCGAATGGTCGGATCGTTATAGCAAAGCCAGCGGGCCAGCGATGAGATCGCTTGCCGTGATGCGGCGCTAACGTCTAGGCGAGTATCGCCCAGCTGTGCTTCGACAAACCGACGCTTGCGTGTGTCGGGGCCGACCGCTCGGATCATGCGGCTCCAAGTCGTGATGATCTTTGAACCTAGGCCCATATTAGTATCCAACCGAAAATGGTTTTTCTACAAAACGCGGATAAGTCACTAGGGTCTGATCGCCTGTAAAGATTGCCGTCACCTCTGCGTCGGTCTTGCCGCTGACCAAGCGCCAGCCGTCTAGCGCCGCTTTCGCCACCTCCACCGGCGTAATGCCAGAGGTGACTTGATAGTTAAAAGATTTGCCAGCAACGCTTGCCGAAATCATTGTGCGCCCGCCATTTTGAAAGACGGTGGCTTGGCCAGCTGCGATTGCTTCCAAGGCAAGGACAAGAGCCTGGGCGTTTTTAGACGCCTGAATCCAGAGAGAAAAAAGGAGAGCACGATCCACGACTCCGTTCTGATCGTGTCAATCACGCCTTTGCCTCTGGGGCCATAGCTGCCTCGGCTTGAATTACTTTACCCCATACCGCCAGCCCAGCTAGGTAGGTTTCGCAATCGTATAAGTGATCCTGCCTGCCTTTGATTCTAATCCACTCATAAAGATCTTTGCCCGTTTTCCGGTTAATGCGATGGGCTTTCCTATGGCTGGCCATGTGCTCCCGGTACTCCGGGCTAACGTCGTGCGCTACTTCCCACATCGGCCCCTGCCCTCGGCGTAACCACGCCAGCAAATCCTGACACGACGGAGAGCTTAAGAGGAGCAGGCGGCATCCTGCGTCGGTCGGTTGGTCGGAGCTGTGCACGCTTTTGATTCGACCGCCCACGCCTTCAATATAGAAAAACTGCCGCTCCTCTCCCTTAATGGCTACCCAGCCGTAACGTGCTGCAATCCTGTAGGTGTCTTGCGTTTCGTAGCCAGAGTCAATGCAGGTATGGATATTTTTTACGCCAATCTCTTGCAAGGATTGGGCGATATCCTCAATCGTTCGGCGTCTGCCTTCCTCAATCAAACGGCTCGATCCATCCCTGGCAAACGCTCTAACGACAAACCAGAACTCGTCGATCTGCCTATCGATTGCGGCTAGCTTAATGTGATCGGTTTCCCAAACCTGCTTCTTGCCAAACGCCCCCGGCGGTATGTTTGTTAAATCGTCGTCATCAAATTGATCCTCCCAAGGTAAGGCCGACCAACCGTTGACCCACCCCTGCAATCCGTGCAGATAATGTTTTTCTGTAAGAAACTTTTTTGCGCAATCCGCAAAGGTAATCGTGGGGCTGTACCAGCTGGGCAATCGGAAAGAGCGCCGGCCGGTTTCTGCGCTGTTGTTTGCGGCTACCCACTTGCCCTGCTCAATCGCCTTGCGCCGGTGACTTTCCGTCCACTTGGCGTCGCACTTCGGGCAGTAGTAGGCAGCTGTTTCAGACACTCGTTTCATGTCCCACTTGCCGTCCTCGGCTCTTGCTGTTTCGTCCCAGCGGATCTGGCCAAACTCCATCGCCTGAAAGTCGCCGCAGGAATGGCACGGCACGTGGTAGGTTTCTTGGCTGCCAGCCTGATAGTTTATCCAGATGTCGCCGGTGTTCAGCGTCGGCGTGCTCGTCAGCACGTGCTTGCGTTGCGGAAACGCCTTGGTGCGCTCTAAGGCTAGCGAGTAAGCGGCCGCATCTTTTTCAGATGGCGCAGCAAAAGAATCCAGCTCATCCAAAACGGCTAAGCAAATCGGCCGCGAGGAAAGATTGGCCGGGCTGTTTGATCCCACCAAAGAAAGCGTCATTGTCGCAAACTGCATCTCGAGTATCTTTAGGTCGTCCATGTCCTGCGGGCATAGTTGCTTTACTGGCCTGCACTTCTCAAATATCGGAGTCAGCCGCGTCTCGCTATAAGAGCGGGCCAAGTCTGCGTTAGGCATAACCAGCAGCGCTGGCGCTGGGTCGTTCGCAATTCGGTAGGCTAACCATACTGCCAGCGTAAGCGTCTTGCCTGTTTGCGATCCCCAGCAAAGGGTGACGGTGTGAACGCCCGGATCGGCTAGTGCTTCCAGTACGCCACGCACGTATGGCGTCCATGTCGTGCTGTAAAGTCCAGGGCGAGCAGTCAGCCGGCTATCGAGTTGGATGTTGCGCTCTGCCCACTGAATTACCCCTGGCGG